CCTGAAACGCTTTGAATGGTCCGAAGAGTTGTTTAACGAATGGCTTGTCAAGTTTGATAGTGAAAAGCAGCGTCGTATGCTCGCTGCTTTGCACACCCTGCCGTCTGCTACACTCAAGGAGTACACGTCTAAGGAGATTTTCGTCAAGATAGAAGCTTTACTTGTGGGTCATAAACCAAATTGGGCTCCCCGGGTTATATACAAAGGTTCTGACCTGTACAACGCAATCGCTGGGCCCATTTTTAATGAGCTCATGCGCAGGTTTGACCAATGTATGAACACCATGCAGGGAGATTGGCGTTTCCGCACTAGCTACAAGAAAACTCCAGATGAGTACGTACCATTCATAGAGAAACGCGAAGACAAGGAATACTGGGTTGAAGCTGATTTTAGCAGCAATGACAAATTCCAGTGCGCAGATGTTCAATTGCTAGAGGTTTCCATGATGCGCGTCATGGGTTGCCCTGAATGGTTCATACGTCTTCACATGAAGACAGACAAGTTTGAAGTTCGTAACCACACGCACGGCATTAAAGCCACCCTAGCACATCAGTTCCCCACGGGAGCTGCCGATACCACATTTCGCAATACGTTTTGGAACGGTTGCATTTTGTGGGCTGCCCTGACAAAGCTCAAAATCAGCAAGTGTCGAGCGTTACTCATGGGCGACGACATGCTGGCTTGCCTTCTGGGTGAGAGTCACTATTTGGCTAAAGTGTATTCATCCGTTGCGACTGAAGCACTGATGGAGGCCAAAGTCTTTCGCCGTCAGAATCTATACCAAGCAACGTACCTCAGCAAACTTTTCCTACCTTGTAGTCTAGGCTTCCACCTCACCCTTCCCCTTTTGGGCAAGGCTCTGGGGAGGTTCAATGCCCGAGCTAATAGGAACAGTGCTGTGACTAATGAAGGGTACATGCTTGGCAAGTCAGTGGGTTACGCTTATGAGTTTCGTTACTACCCAACGTTACGAGACATCTTTTTGAAAAGAGCAAAGATGGAAGCCCCTTACGTCAAAAATCAGAACCAGATTGGAGACGAGGTTACCTGGAACGCCAAAACCGCCGGAGTTACATTGAAAAATATCACTTCCAAGATAAACGAGCATGCCGAGCTCGGTTACACCTTGTCAGATGATGATTTCTCCGCGTTTTGTTGGGAAAGGTATTCATGTTTGGGGTTTGAGGTCATTGAGCTTTTTGAGCAGGTGGTTTTGTCTCGTGGCGTCATGCATGATGTTACCGGGGTCGTTGTCGAGAAACTTGCAGAGG